AACCTGTCAATGACATATCTGTCAGACGCTTCCACAGCTGAGTCCACATTGGGCCACTAACGTTGATGCCAACGGCACAAAATGTTTGACAGTGTGACACCCGCATCCAGGCCAAGAAATCGTTAAAATACTTCCGTGAGAGAAATACCAGTGACTTCGAAGAGGCCATGAACACGCGCGTCTGCCCTGACTCCACTTTGGCAATTTTACGCAACTCATCTTTCAGAGTGGCAGTAAAGTAGAGTGGTGGTCGTTGACCAGCCAACCACTCTGTCTCGATGCGCGTTACCTCAGCACGAAACTCGGGACTAATTTCGTGCCAGGTACCTCCATCTCTCTCGACAGTTGGGAAGAGATGCAAGGATTTCTGGGCGTTCGGCCAGCGCACATATGGATATCCGGCGGATTTGTTGACTGCGATGGATTCGTAGCCGATTAATCTCCGTCTGACACCGTCCACGAACGTTGTCCGACCGTTCACGACGTCGAAATCATCAGGAAGGGTTCCAAACCGAAACATTTGATCTTTGGGGTGTTTCAGCATGGCAGTGGTGACTTGGACGGCTTCTCTGAGCTCAGCTTTATTCATACATGGTGTGGTACCAGTGTACTTCATTAAGCCTCGCACCAGAGGTGAACCGGGGATTTTCAGGCGAGAATCATGAGGTGACAAGCAGGATGGAATGCGAGTGACAGGAAACACACCATGAATGGGAGATGGAATGTTAGAATGATTCATCGATTGGTAAAGGGGGGGAGTTATGGATTGGACTTCAATGAACCCTTGTTCCTCGAGATTTAGGCGAGACGCACTGGAATGTGAGATCGCTGGATCGAGAGGAATTTCAGGAAGTGAATGGAGACGCATCATTTGACAACGCGCTTCTTCGAGATCCTCTTGCGAGAGACACTGTGCAAGGCCGTAGCCAAGTCTGGTGTCACCAGCAAAGTGAACCCCAATGATTTTGTTGTCACCACACGACACAAGCACACTACCACACATTCCTCCAATGGTTGGATACATGTAACGGATGAGATGATAGAATTTCTTCTTGAAGGTGATCATTCCAAGAGCACGATGTTTTTCGCTGGATGAAACAACGATATCACCGGGCATTGGAACACCATCAACAGGAATGGAATTGGATGCAAGGATACAAGTAGACAAGTCTGAGGATTCGGAAAAAAGATGATCGAGTGATGAGTTTGTGTGAAATGAATTCATACGTTTACATGCATTGAGGGTAGGAACGTGAATGAGAGCGAGATCAGTACATTTACCAGCACGACGAACAGGGATGGATTGTGAGCGTTGTAATTTACATT